CGATTTCGTCGCTGTGGCATTCAACAAATGCACAGTCATATTATCCTCCTTGTCGATGTTTTTGTCAACCAGCTTCTCTACCGCCGGTGCAAGCTTTCGCCAATCCTTGGCACGGGCTTCGACCGTAAGATTCCCACCGCTGGTTCCGTAATTTATCCGGGCGAAGCCTTTCTTCACCGCTGCTACTTTGGTGTCCTCGGCAGAGTCGCTCTCGGGAATACCGTAACGCTCCCGGATGTCCGGGTTTTCATTCAGCCATTGGTGGTGCTGGGTCTCTCCGAAAAGTTTGGGCTCCCCGTTCGGGAGTATCCAGCCCTTGCTCATTGCAGTTGAGGTCGCAAGCTTCAAGGTCCACTTGTCTTTGGGCTCCTGGGGCTTCGGCGCTACGTTGTATTTGGAATAGTCGGTGGCCTCTACGTCCGGCTCCTCCGTCGCCCCTTTTTTCTTCCGGGGCGCGCTCTGGACTACCGGCGTTTCTTCGGGAGCAGGTTGTTTGATTTCCTTCTCTCGCTGCACTCCGCCCCGTAGCGGAGCGACTTCGTCCTTGCGTTCGGGAACTGGAAGCCCACGGTCCGTGTAAAATCTATCGGGAACGAACATAGCCTGACGCGCGAGTGGCGGCTGATATTCCGGGTCAGTCTTGTGAATCATGTCGAGCGAACCGCTCTGCTTCGTGGGGTCGTCGATCTTGTGACCAGCAGCCGCTTCAAATGCTTCGCGCGCAAGGGTTGCCTTCTGGCCCATGAACATGGCTTGATTCATGTCCCCGGATTTCATGGCCTCCCGGCTTAAATCCTTGATTGTGTCGTAGGCATGACGGAAATGGTCTAGGTCCTCCGGCGTCTTCGCATTCGCTCCAACTTCCCAGGCCCAACCGGTCGGAGATTTATTGAACCGATCGCTCGTGAGTTTGGACTGCTCCTCCGGGGATGCTTTGATTAGAGTGTCCATCGCCGCAGCGGGAGAAAATTGTCCACTTGGTTCTAAATCTCCGGAATGGAGTCCGGGTCGGGAATAGGTCCGTTCCCCCTTGTTAAGAAACCCTTTTGGAACCTGTTTGAATTTTTCGGCTCGCTTTGCGGCTGCGTCCCCATCGAGAAACTCGCCGTCGTTAGTAACAAATCCAGGGGTGTAGTCTTCCCTATTTCGAGAAGCGCCTTTTTCATTAAGTGCGTTCCAAAAAGCCCCCGTGTGCCAAGACCCCCCATGAATTTTACCTGTGGTTTCGTCCCGCATTGCTGCTTCTTTTATTGCCTTCGGCGCGGGATTCGGAGAAAACTGTCCGGACATATCGAGCGGGTGAACCATGCGCTGGTCTTCCGGTAACGCTGCGCGTTCCTGTTCGCGTTGAAATCCAAAAGACTCCAACCGGTGGTTGCCTTCCATCGTCTGCGCTTGACCTGGACGAATTTGACCATGCTCCACTGCCCGCTTGTAGGCTTGCGTGCGATTGAGAAACTCTCCACTGTTGGTGACGAATCCGTCGTCTTTGCCCTTCATGGAGAACTTTGCGCCGAGGGCGCGTCCCTTCATTTCCGCTCCGCCGTGGAATTTATCGGTCCAGATTCGGCCTTCCGTGTCCCGGACTGCGGCTTCCTTCACCGCTTTCGGATGCGTGTTCGGTGCAAACTGAAATACACCTGCGGCGTCCTCGGGTGCGGGCGGCGAATACACTGTGGTCGGGGTCACCCCGGCCTTATCGTGCTTGACCGTTAGCTCATTCTCAATGCCGATGTGCTCCAGAGATTTTTTCTGTCCGGAGGTCAGCGGCTCGTCGCCCTGGCCTTGAGCCCAAAGCGTGTTGCCTTCCCGGCGAATGCGTTTCCAGCCCCGGCCATACAGCGTGAACTGCGCGTCCTGCGGGTTCGGTATTCCGGTGATGTCTCGGGCTGCGCCAGCATGGTCACCGTATGCGGGCTTGACTTCCCCGTTGGGGTCCATCCAACCGCTGGCGAGGTCTCGCTCCGCAATCCGGCGCGCGGGAGCAAATTGACCCGATGCGCCTTCGTCTGACCATATCAATTTGAAATCCGCCACTCCGTTATCATAGTAGACTTTGGAAAATCCTTGTTCGATAGCAGAGTCGATTAACTCTTTTTTTGCTTTGGGGGATATGGGTCTGCCCTCGTCGGAGTTAGCCATCAAAGCATCGCTTCCGTAAGGAGTAACTCGTATCCACCCCTTCTCGTAAAGAGCATCGGTATTGTTTTTCCCAGCAACCCATTCAGGAGACCCAACTCGTGGAAGCCCCAATCGTCTTGCAATTTCTTCTGCCTTTGCGTCATGCCATTCTCGGTCTTTACCTAACGGAATCCGTTCTCCAGTTGGGCTTATCCAGCTTTTAGGATTAACTTCCTCTCTCTTAGGAGGGGCGAATCCGGCGCTGAGCGTGAGGGTATTACCACGAAATTCTGGCACCTCGGGCGCAACCTGGGCATCCTTGATGTTGTCCAGGTTCAGACGCTGCTGCACTTCGATGAACGAGGGCATTTCTTTTCCAGCCGCCTTCGCCGCAGCTTCGAGTTCATTTCGAACCGGGTTCACCTCTCGGATTTCCCGGCCTTCGATTCCCTGGGCCTGTGCTTCGGGTCCAGTGTAACGTCCACGAGGGCGCACAGGTTCTTCAACTCGTCCCGGTATGCTCGCTTCGCTCACATCCTGACCTGCGATGTTCAGCGGTGTCTTGCCTTTCTGCATGCGCGGGGTTTCGGGCAGCTTGAGACCGTAGAGCATGCTGATGAAATCCGCATTTCTCTGCGCCAACCCCTGCGGTGTGCCGGACACTTCGGGCTTGAACATCCCGGGCGTGTTGGGGACCACTAGCTCCTCACCGGAGCCGGTGCGTCCGCCCTTCTGATTCTGAGAGAATTTCAGCGTGTCGTTGTAGAGCGCCTGCCACCCATCCGGGGTAAAGGTCCCGGTCTTCGGGTCTATCGGATACGGGCTCAGGTCAGCCCGGCCCCACTCACTGAGTGCAGCCGCGACTTTATGCGCGTTGCTGGCGAAAACTTCGGGAGCCCAGCCGAGCACCTGGGTTTTGGTAGCCCGCTTTTCCAGACGTTCAGGGAAGAAGGTTTTCTCCCAGAGCGCCTTGGCAGCGTCCGGCATATTACGAAAAGTTTCAATGATGTCGCGGCGAGTAGCACGGTTGCTGGTCGTGGCGGCAGCGGGTTCATCTGGAGCCGACAAGTAGTTCAGCTTTACGCCCTTGCGGTTCGTGATAGCATCCGTGATTGAGGTGAGAACTGCGCGCCGGTCGGAATCCGGTTCTTCACCAGTGATGCGCTGTGCTTCGGCAGCGGCATCATCGCGCTGTTGCTGGGTTACCGGCATTCCTCCGGCGGATGCGCGCGTGGATACCCGAGGAATTACCACGGGCTCAAAAGGCTTTGCCATTTCAGGCACGCCACCACGGATGTTTTTCCCTACGGCTTGGACTACGTCCTGTGTAAGCGGAAGACCGAGTGCTTCACTCTGGCGTCCGGCCAGAGGTTCACCACCAGCGGCGTGGATGATACCACCCAAGACCCTGGCTAATCCTGGGAGGATTCCTTTCGGACCTTTGAAATCCAAACCCGGGCTCGCTTTCAAGAGAGCATCCCCGGCTTCGGCTTTCACTTCACGAGCGAGATAGCGGTCAGCGATCGCGGTCTGTTCCTCGGGCGTGAGGATAGACTTCGCCGCAGCACTGGCGTCTCCACCATTGAGTTGGAGGATTCGATTCCACTGGTCCGTGGCTAGTTGCTTCACATCGCCGTGGCCCTGGTTCTCCACATACTGAGCGAAAAGCTTGTCGACTGCCTCGTAGGGAAGCCACCCGGACTTGTCGTTGATTGCGCTGCGCCAATCGGCGGCACCACCAACATAGGCGCGCCCCAGGTGGTCCCATTGCTCCGGCGTGTATTGCTGCTGGAGAAACTGATCGAACGCCCGGTTAGCGTGCTCGCCCATTATATCATCGAGCGCGTGAACAGCTTCGTGCGGTGCAACGTCGGTATCTGTGAGGATAACCACCCGGCGAGGGGTTTTTCCATCATCACCGATTAAATCTTTCTTGAAGAAGCCACGGTCTTCCTCTGCGCCGGTCGGGGTCTGACGAATATCTCCCGTCGGGCTGAATTCCTTGGTTTGTGCTAACGCACTCGCCAAAGCTTTGGGGTCCTTGGAAAAGAAAACATCGCCACCGGTGGTGTCCTGGACAAACTTTTTGTAAGCGTTGACGCGAGCAATCTCACCCGGGGTCGTGTTCGGGTCGCGCATCGCAGCTTGGTGCATTGCATCGAGGGCGCTGAAGTTACCCAGGGACTTGATGTATCCCGGGTTCACCACCGCGCGCGGAGCAATCAACTGGCCGGAGATTGCCCGTTTCCCGAGCCCGGCAGCGCCACCGAAAAGACCGAATGCGGTGCCCATCCCTACCGCGCTGCGACGTTCTTCGGGAGTTTCGCCGGATGCCATCATAACAGCATCCAATAAAGCGCCTTCGCCCACCTTTGCAGCGGCTGCGGGCGCGCCCTGGATAATGTCACGCGCGAGCACTGCCGCATTGCTTTTCGCGGGGGCTCCAGAAATCAATTCTTCTCCGAGTGCGCGGGCTGGTCGTGTGAGCGCGGGAGTTTTCTCCAGCACGTTCGCCACCTTTTGACCAAGGGTGTATCCAGCGGCTGCTGCGCCCCCGGTTACCATCGGGATTTCTCCCTCGTAAGCAGCCCCTTTGACTGCTCCAATGATACCGCCGGTGATTGGCGCGAGCCGGGCGGCTTGCTTGGTAGTCCAATCGAGTGCCGCACTGCCACCTTTCAAAACGTTCCCTGTGCCGATTTCGGTCGCACGAGCCGCTTTACTCGCTACGTTCGCCGCGAGTTCAGAAGCCCCTGCGGGTAGCACCGCCGAGGCGGCAACTGGCGCGAGTTGAAAACCTTTTTGGAACGCGAGCAAACTCAGCGGCTCGCCCGCAGCCATTTCGGTGACCTTCTCCGGGTTCACCGGTTGACCGGCTGCCGCTGCGGCCTCAGTTTCCGTTTTCGGAGCCAACTCCGGGTTCTGGGCCACCGTTTCACCAGCCTTCTCCAGCGTGTCTGCTGGGAGCGTTGCGTTGCCTGCCGCTTGCGCTGCCCTTTGAAGGCCAGTTAGAAACGCGCCTTTGCCTTCCGCGATTTGATGCTGGGTAATATGATACGCTTGCGCGTCGAAAAGCTGCTTCAGCATTTCGTCATCGGTCGCCGGAGCGTTGCGTCGGAAAAGCTTCTTGCCCAGGTTCTCAGCCGTGTGAGCGAGACCGGTTACGCCGGATTCGGTGGCCGCAGCGAGTTCGGATTTCTCCTTCGCCGCTTCATCGAGCATGCTCTGGTCACCGTAGTGCATTCCCGCCAATTCCTTTGACGTGGCGTCTACATATTGACGAGCGTATTTCACGCCGCCCTTAATCATTCCACCGATCGCTGGGAAAATATTCTTGGCACCCTCGGCAATGTCTTTACCGGTAACGCCCTGCTGGCGCAATAGTTCAAGCGCCCTGGCAGCGCGGAGGTTTTCGTCCGGGTTCAGGGGCTTGCCCTGGATTTGGCGCTGTGCGGATTCTGCGGCAGGGTCGAACCCAACCTGATTTGCCATCGCTACTTGCTGCTCAGGCGAAAGAGAAAAAGGGTCCAGGACCTTATCCCCGGAGCCGGAATTAAATTGCGTCTCCTGCTCAGGAGTCAGTTTTACTATGGGGTCAGGAGTAGAGGTCGCATTGAAATGCGCTTCCTGTTCCGGTGTTAGCGTAACGATTGGGTCGGCCATAACAAACTGTTATTGACGCACCCTGTAGTTACCCTGTGCGTCTTTGTAAACGTTTCCTACCCCTGGAATTGGAACCACCCCGGTCGAAGTCGGAGCGGCGGATGAACCGGGAGTGCTCGTAATGAAATTACCGAATACAGACTTAAATTCAGGCGGAAGCTTGTAGGCTTCCACACCCTGATGGTGCAGAATAGCGTTTTCTTCATCGGTGAGAACCGGCACTCGCATGCCCACGGCTTTCGCAGTGTCATCTACCCGTTTCAGGTGCGGGCGAAGGGCTTCCTCGCGCGCGATGATTTGGTTGTAACCTTCCTGGATAAGTTGCTGCCGGGTGATTGCCGACATTTTCCCGGTGCTCTGGACGGTTTGCAGAAGGCTTCGGATTCCTTCCAGGCGAGGAGAGTCCTCGACAACCTTGTTCCACTTGAATTCGCGGACCACACCAGACGGGTCGAAAAGTTTAACCACGGCGTCGGCGAGCGCGGAGTCCTGGGTATTAAGGGCCGCACTTCCGATGCGTTGCTGTTCCAGCGGCAGGGATTTCAAATCTTCACCAATTTTCTTGATGCGATTGAAAAAGGTTTGGCCCTGGTCATAGACCTTCTTGGCGTCTTCCTCTTTCAGTTGCTGACGAAGCTTGCCTTGGAGTTCGATCTGTTCCGGGTCCGTGGTCCCTGGCTTTGGTCCGGAAGGAATTCCGGTTCCGGGAACATAAGGCTGAATCAAATCGGCGGACGGTTGAGCGGTGTTAGGGGCGGAAGCAGCTTCCCCGGGCTTCGGAGGGGTCGGGTGCCAGTTCACGTCGTTGGGGTTCACCGAACGGGGTTGAAAAACCACCTGCTCGCCCTGCATCTGCAAATCACTGAAATGGTCATACCAGGGGTTGCCCTTCACCGGCGTAACATCCTGCCCCATTTTGTTCAACAGCACTTCGTGCGCGGTCCCGTCCTTGTCCTTGCGAACCTGCCAGGAACCCTGGAGCATGGAGTTTGCGTAACCGATCGCCTGCTTGGCCTGGATGATTTCAGCACCCTTGCTCGCCATCGTTTTGATGTCGGGCTGGTCGGTGTCGTTGCCCTGGTTATCCTTGACGTAGAGCGGAACACCATAGTGCTCCTGATACGTGTCGAGAGCGTTTTTCTGCCAGATGTCCGCCTTCGCTTTTTGAGCGAGTGGGGAAACCAAAGGCTCCGATGCTTGGTTCTGGGCGGTCTGAAGCTGTGAGCCCGATAGTGCGGCCTCCGCTTGCGCGCGCCGGGCGGCGATCTGTTCAGGTGAAGCGAATTCATTCAGCGCCAGGACATTTGCCTTGGTCTGGGCCTGACCTACCGGACCGATGCGCTGAATAACATCATCCGCCGTGATGAAGCCTTTTCGAAAAGCATCCGTCAGTTGCTCGGTCGCGCTGGGGTTGATAACGTCCGCTGCCGAGGTTACGAGCGGCTGCGCTGATAACCCGGCCTGAACTGCTGAACCTTTTTCTCCACCTGCTCCTTGAGCCATAAAATCTTAGAGAAAGTTTGTGTTGGGTCCCGAACGTCCGGAACCTCCGCCACCCACTCCGGACGGAGGTCCGTAACCTATCGAGTATCCACCCGCAGGCATGGGTGCCGGTGCATTCGCCGCCGGTGCTCCGTAGGCGTAAGAGTATTTGTTGGCGAGTGGCATGGCCACTGCTAGAGTGTTGTTCTGAGCCGATAGAGCCCTGTTATAGGCACTCCCGCCTCCTGCGATCGCACCCGCCGGAGTATTATATCGGTCGGATACACCACCGTAGGCCAACTGTTGTTGGTTGTTCAAAATCTGATTCAAAATATCCACCTGGGGAGAGCGATTGGTCGCGTTGCCCAGTTGCTGGAGATACATGCTGTAGGATTGCTCCGGAGTGTAGATGGGGTTGCCAGCTTGGTCCGTGATACCTGTCGGGCCACCGAGCCCACCGCCGTTCCGGCCACTGCCGCCGTAGACGCCGTTACTTCCCCCACCATACCCACTATAACCGGGAGGGAGATCGTATCGGGATGGGTCGTATCCACCACCACCACCGCCACCACCACCACCGTTACCGCCACCACCGCCACCGCCGCCACCACCCATGAAGATTGAATTTAACATGCTCGGCAAGGCGGCAGGTGCGCCAGTTGCCATCCCATTGGAATTGGTGGACCCAGGAATTGGGGCAGAGTGACCCAAAACATTTTGAACCGACACATACGACGGTGAAATCGAACCAGCATGCCAGCCGGATACAGGTGAAGTTGCCATAATTTTAATAATTTGCTGGATTGCTCCAGTCGTTCGGGTCCACAGCCATGCTACCCGTGCTCGCTCCGGCGTAGGTGCTCGGCTTCGAACCGAAAAGGTTAGACCATCCGGTCGCTAGTGATGGAATCGCGGAGCCAGCGGCTCGTGTAATTCCACCAACCATGTTTGCCTGATTCGTTGCGAGTGCCTGACCGAGTTTCGCTTGAACATCGGCGCTGCTCTGCGCGAGTTGATTCGTGGCTCCCACGCGCGCGAGCCAAATGTTCGCGATGTCGTTGCCGGACAGACCGGCCTGTGGAACCATCGCATTCGAGGTTCCCAAGATTCCAGTGGTCGCCGCTGCCCGGTTCGCGGAGTTCGCGGTGATGTTCGGGAAAACGGTATTGAGAATGTTCTGGCGCTGCGTCTCCAGGTTCTGCGCTGCGGCTCCAAGGTTCGCGGCTTGCTGCTGGCGCTGCTGTTGGAGTTGAATACCAGCGGTCCCGAGGATTGTCCGCAATATCTGACCGCCGGTCCCTATCCCGGAAGCAGTGCCGGTAACCATCCCACTCTTTTCGAGTCCAGCTTTTACAAGTTCAGCTTGAACATCGGGCGGAAGGGTGGCACCGGCGTTAAGTTCTTTCTGGGCCTGGGCAACGAGGGAGTCCTTGAGTTGCTCCATCCCGGGAGTCCCGGCCAATGCTTCTTTCCCCGCCTCTGCGAGGCCCTGGGCACCTTGTGACGTGGAACTGAAATCCGCGAGCGACTTCTGGAGTTGGTCCTCCGAAGCGTATCGAGTTTGCAACAGCGCGGGGTCGATCTGACCCTGGAGGGCCAGTTGATTTTTGATTCGGGTAACGTCGGCCTGTGTAGCTTGTGGCCCGATTACGCTTGGGTCAAGCTGCTCGAAAACGAACTGACGCTGCTTTTGAAGTGCCGCTAGTTGTTTGTCAGCGATTGCCTTCTGGGCGTCGGCAGTCATCGAGGCTGCGGCAATTTGCCCTCCCGCACTGAATAACCCGCCTATGATTCCTAATCCCATAAAATTACAAACGTTTTTCCATCATCACGCACAGGGGAGTATACCCGGCGTGTTGGTAGAACCGACTAACTTTATCATTGGGTGCGCTGAACAAGATTCGCTTGCACCCGGCCTTCTCTGCGGCTTCCTCGAACATCTTGAAAAGCTTGGTCCCAATTCCCAACCGCCCGCGATACTCGGGAGCCACCTGCCATACACAGTGTATGGCCTGCGGAAGCCCTGAAAATGAATCCTCGTTCACCGTGCCCATGATTAAACCAATCACACGTCCCTCAATGGTGGACACGTAAACTCTGGCCATACCCATTTTCATCAGCGGCTTCCACTGCGCTGAAAAATAAGCGGCGTCCTTCTTGGTGAAGTGGTCGATCGCAGGCCACTCCTCAATCATGGTGCGGACCGCAAGTTCCATTTCACTCTCGGTTGCTTCCTTGAATTCTACGACGCTCGCCATACTCACTCTTTAACCAAGGCCCAAAGAAATATTTGTGGAACCGCTGAAGTGCCACCAGCAAGGACATACAAGGGATTGATTGTTTCCAATGCCCCACGAGCGGGCACCCCGGAGGGCGTAGGCAACACTGTTTCGGACCCGGCGGCATCTTGCGAAGCACTTCCGATTTGACGGGCTCGAAATTCGGAGTTGGTTGCACCAAATAGCACCCATCCCGGGTTGAAAGTCAACGCCTCGGAAGCCTTTTCGTAGATCACAAACTTCACGTCACCCGGAACCCCGGAGACCGTGCGCCATGCTCCGCGCTCCCACCAGATTAGGACCCCAATATCGGTGTCGTAGAACTGCTGAAAATCAGCCGGTGTGGGCGGGCGCTCAGCGGTCGTCCCGGAGGTTACAACGCCGATGAAGGGCACCCAGGCGGACCCGTCGAAAACATACCAGCCTACGGGCTCGCCGTGGCTAGGGTCCTGGTCAGTCGCGTCCTTGGTGGTCAGCAACCAGACCTGGGGCGGCGTGCTCGTCGGGGTGCTGGCACCAATCCAATACCACCGGGTTTCGGAAGCCGAAATGTCCAAGGGAACATATCGCTTCAACTCGTTGGAAAACACCCACCATTGGGTGCCATTCTTCAGCCAGGGTCCCACGTTCGAGGTCGGCTCATTGTCACCGATGAAAATGAAGTTCGTGCCGGTCGGGGATACGATTTTGAGCCTCCGGATTAGCTCGGCGTAGAATTCCTGCGGGGAACCCTTGAACGTCGGAGGCAACGGGGCACCCTGAATCACCAAATTTGTCGACTTCAACGCCATACAATCAATAGTCTCCTAGTCAGCCCCATTTGACCCAAGTTACGGGCATAGTTTAAGGGCATATCCATGACCTGTGTCACCGTTGAAAGTGCCTGTCCCGAATACAAAACCGTCATCGGTTAGCAAATTTCCTTGGGGAGAAATTTCTAGGTTGATGTCTGTCCAGCCTGCGGCTGTCATCCCTAGGTCGGCAAACGTAGTCCAGACTCCCGAGCGCCACACTGCTGGGTTGGTTAGCCCCGTCACTTCAGAATACCCAACTATGATTCCGGAGGCATTGACACCGGATACAAAACTCCTTACGCCAGGGTCACTAAGGAAAACCGTTCCACCACCTTGGGTCCAAGTAAACCCGCGCTGGAGCCCAGTGTTTGTGTCGAGCACGTTTCCGGCCACGATGTCATTTTCAGTTATGAAAAGACCTGTATTGTTGTAGAGACTATAGCCGGTGGCCTCCCCATTGATGATCGTAAAAGCACTTCCGCCCGAGAGGCTGACAAACGGTGATAGTGCTCCGGTTGCCGTCAAATCTAAATAATACCCAACTACGCTCCCGGCATTGTTAATTTGCAATCCCCCACTGTTCCGATTTGCAGGTATCGGTGCATCGGCGGGAAGAAGGACATTGGTGGCGGTGGTTCCCCCGACAATCTTTACAGCCCGTTGGTTCCCAATCACCGGGGTTATGTCTCCCGTTACCACTCTCGAAGAATTCATGTCCCAAAGATGTTGAGCCACTTGAATAGGTGAGGTCACCCCAACGGTCAACCAATCGTTGGTCTCAGGTCGATAGATATGCGCGTTGGTGTGCTGCCCGGAGCCTGAGTCTACCGGATACATGAAGCTACCATCCGGGTTCATTCGTGATATGGCTGCAAGGGATTCACCCGGAGCCAAGGAGAACAATGTAACCGCAACTATAGAAGGCGTGATAGCGTCCAGAAAAAAGTAGTCCGGCCCCTCATTGCCAAAGAAGTGTTTATTACCCCCCGCGACATAGGTTGACCCGGTTCCACCGGGATGCAAACCGGGGGGAGATGCCGTATCAATAGACTGAGAGACTCGGTCAAAATATACCCACGGTTTTGTTCCCGGAAGGTGGAGAAACCCCACGTATCCGCCGAAAGCGGGAGCAGTCGAATTGAAGGACCCCGTTCCTAAATCATCCACGAATTGAATTCCGGAGCATCCGCCGTTCGCAACGCAGTCGCAAATAGTTTGGTCGAAGTGGAAGCCCACATCACAAAGGGTCTCGTAGCACTCGCCCGGGAGCACGCACCTCTGTTGAATCCGGTCGTAGACCAGCGGAGTCAAGCACAACTGCGGGATGAAATCTTCGCACTGAGCCTCGGACGGCGGGCTTTCACCGAGTGGCACGAGAATAGTAATTCGGTAACAGCCCGGCTGGCAGGTCTCCACAGCGTTTCCACCCGGAGGGACGCCCTGGAAGACGTTGAAAAACGTTTCCGGATTTCCGTCGGCATCGAGGGGCGCATTCGGCGGAGCAAAGTTCACGTCGTAGCTGGTCACGCCATCGACTCGCGGCAAATCAAGCTGCTGATACTGGCTTCCATCGGCGAAGGACCATCCAGACATAATATCCGGCTCGCCGTCCACATGCGTGACCACCCTGTAGTATCCGGCGGAGCAAACCAGGACTGTGCTGGGAGGCACGCACTCGTTGATTAACTCGAATGGACCCAGCGGGTTTCCGCTCGGAGAAAAATACAGGTTGAAGCAGATGATGCCCGGATAATTATTCCAGGAAAGCCAGTGGCCTCCACGTCCGCCCAGCTTGAATCCGGTGGGACCTAAGAGCCGCTCTAAATCTTCGAGAGTGATGATAGGTCCGCCAGAGCCGGTGAATATGACTTCGCAAACTGGGGGACTGATGTAGTCCAGCTTCGGTCGGCGAAGGAACAGAAAGTCCAGGAGTTGGTTCATTCGAGTGCTTCTCCATGTGATAGGATTGGGGGTAACACCGAGCGCAACTCTGCCTCGGCCTGTTTGGTCGCGATAATTTCAGCCACCCGGTCGGCGGCTTCCTGGGTAACGATGCTTTCAGCGTGTCCCACACCGATCGCAACGATGCCCTCTTGCTCTACCGGGACCGTCACGTTCGAGGTGTAGTGCTGCAAAGGCTTCAGGGCTAGTTCAGCCGATACGGCGGGCAAATCGGTGCCGTGGGCACCAACACCGTCGAAGCGGATTTCATTGAAAGGAATTTCGTCGACGCACGCCGCCGGGTCACCCTGGAAATCTTCCGAGACGGTGAACCCGAAGGGGCGAATCCATCGAATCGACGCAGGCCCATGCCCAACGATAAGAAGTTGAAAGCTTTCATCAATGTTGTCGTTGTCTTTTTTCTCAATGCCGCAAGAGCCGGAGTCCATGTCCCGGGCTTGCTGATTAGCGTCCTCAGTTCGAGCTACACGGGCCTGGGGCTTGTAGGAGAAAAGCTGCGTAGTCGCGGTGATTTCCTGGCCGGTGATGATGCTTCCCTTTTCGACTGATATTAGTTTGCGAAGGATTGGTTTATAGGTTCCTCGCGTCCCGGGAGCGTAGAAAATCCCCAGGTCCAGGTCCTCCGAAATTGCGTTCAGCGCGACATCAGCCCAGGCCATGCGGCATCGAGAACCGGCGGGCTTTACGGGAGGATTTTGAGTGGCTCCAAAGTAACCACGGGTCTCAACTGCCCAGGTAATCGGGCACCCATTGTCAAGGCGGTCGGGAGTAAAGGACTCCCATAGGCGGTTTTGCCCGTCCTCGTCTGCGGAGACGTGAAAAATTCTTTCGGCTCCCACGATAGTTCCAGACGCCCATTCAACGGGTCGGGTTCCCAGCCAGTGTCCGGCCCAAGAGGGGCCAGAGTCGTCGGATAAAGTTTCGAAGCTTGCATGATTGAGCACCCAGGTGTGTTTGTTGAATGTGTCGGAGGCAGGCACGGAGAAAAGCAAAAACTGCCCGAACTGAGCCGCTGCTACGAGGCTCAAATCTTCGTAAAGTTGGACCTTCGACACGAGCATTTCGTTATCGCGCACGGCGACACGAGTGGTGATTTTTCCAGATTGCGCCGGGTCGAAGAATACCACGCCTTGGGGAGAAAACCACGCCACTTGACCGTAGTGCGACTGGACCGCGCGGTCGCTCGGACAACCGATCTGCAAAACTTCTTTCTGGAAGCCTTCGGTGGTGGTCCACAGGGACCGATCGCGAATCGAGGCATCCATGATACTCGCATCCGTTTCAGTGAACACCATAAGCTGCGGAGATTCGATGGAAGGCGTCCGAATCATCGCGGTGACTTCGCTGGAGAAAAAGAACGAGACATTACTACCGAGGTAGTTTTGCTCCCGGAAGCTGAACGGGTTGGAAATGTCGGAGGCAAAGACTTGGTTCTCGCGCGCCACCCAGAGCCGGTCGCCTACCCACTCCATCGGTCCGCCAGTGGGCGTCTCGAATTCATGGTCCCGTATGTGACCGCTATCGGAGCCATCATACCACGCCGGAGCGGTGAAACCTCCGTCCTGCATGAACAGAACGCCGCGCGGGGTAATCACCTCAATCGGGGACGAGAAATCGTTGTTGGTCCGCCGGGCGGACTGGGTGGTCATCTGCCAAAACACTTGTCTCGCGAGCGGCGAGAACTGCACATTCGGAAGGAACTTGAATTCCAGGAAGGGCCACTGCGCGACGTAGATTACCCCGTCGACTGCCACCATCATCTGCTCCAGGCCGGACTGCGGACGGAAAATTGTCATCCCCTGGAGATTCCCCTGGGGAAGTTGAACGAGGCAGCGGTTGCCGGGTCGGCAGGAGATTACCCCGCCGACATTCAGGACATTAAAGCCAGTCCAATAGTAACCCAGTCCAAGTTGACCAGGGTCCACGTCGCTTTTGGCCCCACGAAAAAACGTGCTATCAATGTCAACGATGCGGTCTGCCATATGTTACCTAATGTCGTAATCATACTTGTCCCGTGGGTTCGACATATCGTTGACCTGGATGGGGAACGGTATGGGCGGCTCCGCGCGTTGCTGGGCTTCGAGTTCGATTCTCGCAGCGTCAGCCTCGGCGGCATGCGCTTCCGCATAGAGCAAATCGCTGTAATGCTTTACTGCGCGGACAGCGAGGAGGAAGGCCAGCCGAGACTTCAAGGGGACGTGGTCATAGATCGAAAAGAACTGGGGATTCTTTTTCAGGCAGGACACGCGCGCCCAGTTACAGGAGCGATTCAGCGTGAGCCTGCGAAATTGAGGGACGGTTTCGTCAGGCTCGTAAACCGCTAGGTTGATTCCAGTCGAGCCAGAACTGTCAATAGTCGCAAGTCGCATGTTGCCGACAGTTCGGTCCTTTTGGACTCCAGTGATTCGGGCCACGAGTGGAGCGCCAACATCCGGAATAGCCACACCATAAATGGTGGGGACCCGGTATCCGTCGAGCCATACGCCGCCTTCGTTTCTACGAAGAACGTTACCTCCTTGGTCGTATCCGAACACGATAAGTTTTTTTCCATTGTCTTCAGGGGTTGCGAGATATGCCACGAGTTTCGCAGGCGTGATTATGTCACGGTAGGTATAATGCCACTGGCCACCGTCGTTGACTGCCCACTCGCAGATCGTCCGGCAATCGCCGGGACCATTCAAGTGGAAATTGAAAAGTTGGGAGCGCATCAGGACCGGCTGGCCACCGATGTTCACCGCCGTGACGGTTTCCACCTCCCTGGGAAGCGCAATGCACTTCCTTCCGCAGCCAGCCGGAGAGTTGCATGTCGAACCGGCGGAGCCACAGCCACCATCACAGGAGCAACCCTGGGTGCAGATGTCGAGGAAAAGCTTTTGGCCTTCCACGTCCTCTTTGCCGGTGATTAAAGCAACGGAGTCGGCAGCCCACCGCAAAAACTTTACGTCATCACAGGTGCCGATGATGTTCTTCGCCTCGTCCGCTGCATCCGCCAGTTGAAACATTAGTAGCCTTCGCTTTCGTTGGATTTCTCAGCCGCGAGTTT